GATTAAGACAAACAGGAGATGGAAAAACATTACGACTTTATGATATATCTGATGATCTTTCTATTGATGGGAAGCTTAATTTTACTCTAAGACATATGAGAGAACGTATAAGTATATACAAGGAACAGATGTTTAATTTTAAAATAGACAGGATAAAGTTATGAAAGATTCAATTAGGGTTTTTAAACTATCTAGCGGAGAGAGTGTTGTTGGATCAGTATTAAATAATAGTGAATTATATGATTTTAGTAGTGCTATACAAATAAGTTATCCATTAGAAATGGTAACAACGGGATCAAATTTAAATTTATCGCCGTGGATTCATCCTATTATGACAGAAGAAGAATATATTGATATTAATCCAAGTAATGTAGTTATGTCTACTAAAGCATCAACTGGTTTAATTAAATATTATTTGTATTGTGTAGCTAGACTAGATTTTAATGAAGAAGATCATTATAGTATGTCTGAACCTACCGATGAAGATTTAGATGAGATTGCTGCACTAGAAGAAGAAGAAGCTATAGAGGAAGCATTAGATGAACTAACTGATCCTAATAATCCTAATCATACTATACACTAAGCTATACTCTATAATTTATCATCAACCGACTACAAGCGTAGTATATACACATTTTATCGTAGAGTCAATACTCTTTTTATAACTAATAAAATTAAAAGGTTCATTGACAATAATGTTTAACTCTGTTAGTATCAATATAGATTAAAGGAGTAACTATGGCTAAAAAGAAAAGTGTGCATTATGTTGATAATAAAGCATTTCTGGTAGCAATGTCAGAGTGGAGAGACAAATGCAAAGAAGCAGAAGAACAAGGTGAATTAAATCCACCATTAACAAATTATATTGGTGAGTGTTTTTTAAAGATTGCTACTCATCTATCTTATAGACCTAATTTTATTAATTATTCTTATAGAGATGAAATGATTTCTGACGGTATTCAAAACTGTCTACAATACGCATACAATTTTAATCCTGAGAAATCTAAAAATCCTTTTGCTTATTTTACTCAAATAATTTATTATGCATTCCTTCGAAGAATTGCTTCTGAGAAGAAACAGGTTCATATAAAACATCAATCTATACAGAAACAACATTATGAAGCTTATACTACTATGCCAGGTGATACAACAGTTTATAGTATGGATGAAACCTTGATGAACAGTATGCTTCCTGATGAAGATGTATATAAACCTAAGAAAAAAGAAACAGTAACACCAAAGGGTCTTGAAGTATTTATGGAGAATGAAGAATGATTTATGATGATTTGACACACATGCGTGTTCTTGAGAGAGAAATTGATATTATTAAAAATAAATATACTGATCATGACACGGGCAATCTTCGTACTGCTGTTAGTGTTCTTGAACGCAGAGTAAAAGAAATAGAAAATAATATTAGAGAAAAAATATAGGTTTATTTTGTTAAAGATTAAAACCCTAATGGAAAAGGAGGTTCAGAAATAATGAAAATTGCAATTATAACTGACACACACTTTCGGAGCTAGAAATGACAACTCTAATTTCAATGAATACTTTTTTAATTTTTATGAGAATCAATTTTTCCCATACCTAAAGGAACATGGTATAACCGATGTCATACATCTTGGCGATGTGATGGACAGAAGGAAATATGTTTCTTATCGTATTGCTAAAGATTTTCGTGAAAGATTCATCAACAGATTTGAAAATATTAATTTTCATATGTTAGTTGGGAACCATGATACCTTTTATAAGAACACCAACGATGTAAACTCACTACAGGAACTTGTAGACGGCCGTCACAATAATATTAAGGTATATGATAAATCAACAGAAGTAGAATTTGATGGGTTTAAGATTTTATTTGTGCCTTGGATAAATGCAGACAATATGAGTCATACTACAAATATGTTGAAAACTTCTGATGCTCAAGTTTGCATGGGTCATTTAGAATTGAATGGTTTTGAAATGCAGAAGGGCCTGGTCATGGATCATGGTTGGGACAAACAAGAGTTTAAAAGATTTGATATGGTGATGAGTGGTCACTACCATCATAAATCAGATGACGGTCAAATTTATTATCTAGGCACACCATATGAAATCTACTGGAATGATAGGAATGATCACAAAGGGTTTCATGTGTTTGACACAGAGAAGAGAGAACTAGAACGGATTATCAATCCTCTTAAAATGTTCACTAAGATTTTCTATGACGATAGTAATAAATCATATGATAATTTTGATATGTCGCCGTACAAAGATAAGTATGTTAAACTGGTTGTGGTCAATAAGAAAGACCTTTATCAGTTTGATCAGTTTGTAGATAAGTTGTTGCAAGCTGATTGTTACGAGGTCAAGATCATTGAGGACTTCTCTGAACTGAATGCTAACAATGTATCTGATGATATCGTTGAGAATACAGAAGACACGATGACGTTGCTTGAACGTTACATTGATGATCTGGATGTTACCCTAAGTAAAAGTAGACTTAAAAATACAATGAGAACTCTATATACTGAAGCCCAGGATTTGGAAATATGAAAATTTTAATTATGGGACTGCCTGGCTCTGGTAAAACTTGGTTAGGTAATCGTATTGCAAAACACTTTTCAATTCCTTTCTGGGATGCAGATGTTGTCAGAGAAGTTTATAACGATTGGGATTTCTCTATCGCTGGTAGAGCAATACAAACAGAAAGAATGAGAACGCTTGCAGAAATAGACCCTATAAGTATTTCTGCATATGTTTGTCCTTTGCCTTCTTTGCGACACAATTTCAATCCAGATAAAATTGTTTGGATGGATACTATAAAAGAAGGACGTTACGGAGATACAAATAAGTTGTTTGAAGCACCATTAAAAAATCACAACCTGAGAGTTACGAAATGGATAGACGAAAACCAACTGTTCAAATGCTTGGAAGATTTCAACCTTGGCACGATGGACACAGAGAGCTTTTCAAACGGGCTCATGGAAAGACTGGCCAAGTTGTTATAATGGTTCGTGATACAGGTGAAGAACACCACGATAGACAAAATATGATTCGTGATTTAGAGAAACATGGTTATACCTATGATTTAGATTTTGAAATTATGGACGTTCCCAACATTGTTAATATTACATACGGTAGAGATGTTGGTTATGTTATTGAACAAGAAAACTTTGATAAAGAAATTGAAAGCATTAGTGGCACATCAATTCGTAATAAACGGGACTTGGAAATTTGATTATATTTAAGACGGTGAGATGGAGAAATTTTCTTTCAACAGGAAATACATTCACAGAAATAGAACTTAATAAAGACTCCACTACTCTTATTATTGGTGAGAATGGTGCTGGTAAATCTACGATTCTTGATGCATTATGTTTTGGTTTGTTTGGTAAGGCCTTTCGTAATATCAACAAGACACAACTAGTAAATACTGTCAATGGTACTGCTGCGATGGTTGAAGTAGAGTTTTCTATTGGTTCGAAGAATGTTAAGGTCATTCGTGGAATCAAACCAAATGTGTTTGAGATTTATATTAATGATAAGATGTATAATCAAGATGCTAATGCTAGAGATTACCAAAAGTATTTAGAACAACAAATTTTAAAGTTGAACTATCGTAGTTTTACACAAGTTGTCATTCTTGGTTCATCTACATTTATTCCATTCATGCAGTTAAAGGGTCGTCATCGGCGTGAAGTTGTTGAAGAGATTTTAGATATCCAAATTTTCTCTTTAATGAATATGCTTCTTAAACAAAGATTAAAAACTATTGATGAAGATTATAGAGAAGTAGATCATAAGTACCGCTTAGTTGAACAAGAAGCTAATCTTAAAGAAAAATATGTAGAAGACCGTGAAGAAAATAAAAGAAAGCTTTTAATTGAAAAAAATAATCTTATTGAAATTAATGAGGAAGAAATTTTTAAGAAGCGTAGACGTATTTCTGATCTTCAAGATGATGCCAATGATATGCATACTAAGATTGAAAATTCTACAAAGGTTAAGAATAAATATAATAAGCTTAAAGATATTCATTCACAATTAAAAGAGAAACATAGATCACATACTCGACTAATTAAATTTTTTGAGAGTAATGAAGATTGCCCTACATGTCAACAACATATTAATGAATCTTTTAAGAGTGGAATGATAACTACTGAAAATTATAAATCAGATAAAATAGTTTCTGGTATGAAAGAACTTGTAGATGAGTTGAATGCAACTGAAGCAAAAATTAATATTATTAACGAGGTTAATAAAAATATCCAAACAAATAATGTTGAGATTGCAAAAGAAAATAGTTCTATTAATCAGTTAGAAAAATTTAACGCTAAATTACGTTCTGAACATGACAGTTTAAAAAACGGTAATGTAGAAAAAAGTGATCATAATGAAGTTAAACGTTTACAAGAATCTCTAAATGATTTACTAAAAACAAAATCAAAACTAAAAGAAGAAAAGACATATTCAGAAGCTTCTAGAAGTATGCTTCAAGATACAGGTATCAAAACCAAGATCATTAAGCAGTATCTTCCTATCATGAACAAGTTGATTAATACCTATCTTACATCAATGGAGTTCTATGTCAACTTTACTCTAGATGAAAATTTTGAGGAAACAATTAAGTCACGTTACCGTGATGATTTTTCATATACATCATTCAGTGAAGGTGAGAAGATGCGTATTGACCTTGCACTACTATTCACTTGGAGAGCAGTTGCAAAGATGAAGAACAGTACCAATACCAATCTTCTTATTTTAGATGAAATTTTTGATAGTTCATTAGACGGTACAGGCACAGATGAGTTCTTAAAAATTCTTAATACATTGAGTGATGAGAATGTATTTGTGATCAGTCATAAACAAGATCAGTTGGTTGATAAGTTTAGAAGCACAATACGATTCAATAAGATTAAAAACTTTAGTCATGTGGAAGAATAATGGGAAAACGATCAGACTTTGAAAGAAAACCCAGAGACTATTACCAAACGCCTATTGAAGCATTAGAGCCTCTTTTAGAACATTTACCAAAGGCCTTTGATTTTGCAGAACCATGTGCGGGTGATGGTGTATTAGTGAACCATATAGAAACACTGGTAGATGGTGCTGTATGCACATGGGCAAGTGATATTGAACCACAGAATAAAGGTGTGTTAAAATATGATTACTCTACATTGACAAGTTATGAGTTGGAAGAGTCTGAATATATAATTACAAATCCGCCATGGGATAGAAAAATTCTACATCCTATGATAGAACATTTTTCTAAGTTTAGACCTACTTGGTTATTATTTGATGCTGATTGGGCTCACACTAAACAGTCTACACCATATATAAAGAACTGTGCAAAGATAGTCAGTGTGGGTAGAATTAAATGGTTTGGTAATATGACAGGCAAAGATAACTGTGCATGGTATCTTTTTCATAAAAACGATATTGAAACAAAATTTTACGGGAGAACATAATGGTACAAAGAATTGAGAATGCAATTCCGCCGATGATTTTAGAGTATCTAAGAACACAGGTACAAAACGAAGAACGATGGAGTTTTAGTTATCCTAAAGGTGCAGTTTTTGAGAAAAAACATCCTAAACTTACTATATACGATGGAACTGAAATTTCTGGAAGTAAATTCCTTGAGGGTATATCACATATGGTGCTTTTAATGATATACAATAAAATGATTAAGGATGGAAACAATTTTTTTAAACCACAAATGTTGTGGTGTGGAGCTTCTATTAAAGACAAATATAGGAGTGATAATTTACACACAGATCATGAAAAAGATATTCCTAAGAATATGAAAGTTATGAAGCTTCTGGGTCTTCTTCATGCTGAATGGCCGCAAGAATATGGTGGAAATTTTTATCATGGTGGTCAAGAGCATGTTCTAACGCCTGGAACATTTTTATGTTTTGATCCTTTAATCGAACATAGAGCAGCAGATATAAATACTACTATAAAAAGAATAGCTATAGACTTTACAGTTATAGCGTGAGCGTGATAGTACTGTTGTATAAATGTCACACTTTTACCTAAAATCTAATAAAACGACATAGAGTGTTATTTTTTGTTTGACATTATAGCTATTATATGCGATACTATGTATAGTGAGAAAACAAACGAAGGAAATTTCTATGAAGAAGACAAAAGGCGCAACAGTCAAATACAGGATGTATGGCAAGATTGATTTTGAGAAGAAATTTGAAACTATCAAGGAAGCAAGAGGTTTTTACTTTGGATACGTTGTCAAGACTCCAAATATCACTGGTGAATTAATTATCAACGAAATTAACCCTAACGCTTCAATCGCTTGGGGTCTTGCGAGCTCGAGAACTCTCTAAGTGAGTTT